CCTTTATGTTGGGTTACAACGGCATCGTCCGGTACGACGGCGCTCAGTCCGTCACCTATATGCAGGACAACGTCCAGAAGCTTTTCAACCGTGTGAACTACGACGCCATCAGCGGCGCCTGCGCGGTTATGCAGGATCGTACCTATCTCCTCGCGTTGCCGATTGACGGAAGCACGGTAAACAATGCTGTGCTGGCCTACAACAGTCGGGAAGGCACGTTTACCCTTCGTACCGGCATCTATGTAAGATCCTTTCTCCAGATCGAAGACCGGGTGCTGTACACGTCTTCCGTGGCTCCAGGGAGAATCATGGAGCTGTGCGAAGAAGGGCACGCCCTCCCTGTGCTGTGGAAGTCCGGCATGCAGGACCTTGGATTAAAGAGTAGCGTGAAATCTTCCTTCAAGGTTTACTACAAGGCCGAGGCCGAAGCCCCGTTTGAACTGGTTATTGGGATCCAGACAGATAAGAAGCTTAAGGAAAAGCTTATTCAGGTGAAACCGGGCAAAGCAGCAAGTACGGCGATCAACGTGCAGGGCAGGTACTTCCAGCTGGTCATTCACACCCGAACCATTGTCCCGTTCAGTATCGTCGGTGGGATCAAAATTGACATGGAACTCGACCCGGATTGAGGTGAGATGAGATGGCAGATTCCAATACCTACGGTTATCTATACCAGCCGCCTGCCGTTCCCAGAAACTGGAATGCAGACGAGAAGAGGTTTTATAACCAGCTGATGGAGTTGTTCGATCGTCTCTTCTCGATGAAATTCGGGGAAGGACGACTCAAGAAAAACTGTATCACAGCAGACAAGATCGCGTTGAATGCCCTGAACGGCATTGACCTTACGCAGAACCAGACTCTGATCCCGGTCATTGAGTATCTCGGCAGCGAGAATCTTCAGAAGGCCATGACGGGTGTCACCCTTGACGGTCGGTTGGTTACCAAGGTGGAAGACCTTGAGAATGGTACTGAGCTGCTTCAGGGTGTCGATGGTATTCAGGTCAACGTGGCTAATATCCTTCAGGCGCTCAACACCTATTTCAAGTTTACCCAGAATGGCCTTGAGATCGGCAAAGACGGTGAAGAATACCACACCGAAACCACGAACAATGGCTTCTACATTGTCAAGGGCTCCGGCGACAACAAGTTGTACATGGTTTCTGTTACCGCTGACGAGACGAAAATGCCGACCATGAGAGCCGAGGAGCATTTGTACATCGGTAAGCCGGAAGACGGATGCCTTGAGTGGTACAGATGTTATAACGGCTACGGTCTGCGGCGTGTTCAGCCCATAACGGGAGGTGGAACGTAATGCCCAGTGTATCCATACCAATCTCACATGCGTCCATCTACCGTGAGAACAGGGGCAGCCGGAATGAAACGCTGTCTTGGGATATGTCTTCTATCCCGGCAGGGTCTACGATCAACAGCATAAGAATCCAGATGTACCTTGGCATTACTGCCCGGACATCCGGATATGCCCGTGTACAGAAGGCAAGCGACAATGGCGTTGAGTATCTGAGAGAGTACCGAAGCGGAACGTACACTACCAGTGCTGTGGCATCCTCATGGATCAGTAGCATCACGCTGACATTCCGTGCTGACTCTACGGTCTATCTGACTTTCAGCGATTTCTACGCCATCGTTGACTACACTGTCGGGTACTCAGCGAGTACCACGAACGCGGTTACGGTGGAAGCCGGACAGACAGCACATGTCACAATTTCCAATCCAAGTCTTTCCGCGCTGTCTCATGTCATCTACTTCAATTTTGGTTATGAGTCCTCCGGTGCGATCAGCGTAGGGCAGGGTGTTGGTTCGACATCGTTCACCATCCCTTTGTCATGGCTTCAGCAGTTCACATCAGGAAGCTACGGAACAGGACAGATCGTCTGTGAAACCTATTCGGGCGGCACGCTAATAGGAACGACTTATGCCCAGTTGACGGTCACCGTACCGGACAGCGTCGCTCCAATCGTCTCCCTGTCTCTGGTGCAGACCGGGGATGCCCGCCCTGCAAGCTGGGGGATGTATCTTCAGACGTTCAGCGGCGTGGATCTGATCGCTTCAGTGCAGACACAGTATCTCGCTACGGTGAGCAGTATCAGCTTCTCAGACGGAACAAGAGACGGCTCAAACCAGTATATCTCGCATGTTCAGGTGCTGTTCTCAGCCGGGGCAAAGACCTTTGCTGTCACGGTCACCGACTCCCGTGGAAAGAGCAGTACAGCCTACGCCAGTATCACCGTAGAGCCGTACTCTTCCCCGGTATTCAACACTACGCGCATTGCCAGGTGCGATGCGAGCGGAGTAGAAACGGACCCTGACGGAACACCCATGGAGACAGGAACGTACATCAACGCCCTGGCCGATGTCCAGTACTCCAGCTGTAATACCCACAACACGATCAGCATCGCCGTGGACGTGGATGTAGACGGTGTGTGGGTTCCGGTAGGAAACCTGAACAACAACGTCCAGGCGACCCTGTCAGCGCCGCCCACATCGGATTTCCCTGATGGGTTTGACCCGGCAACGGTCTATCGCTTCCGCATTCAGGCCGTGGATGCGCTGGGGAAAGTCGTGGCAAGGGTACTCTATCTTCAGTCCATCAGCATGCTGATGCATTTCAGGGATTCTGAGGACGGCATGGCTATCGGTATGGTGTCCAGACGAGCCGGGTTTGAAACCAACCCGGCGTGGCCCGTGTATTTCTATGGAGCAGAATTGCTGAACCTTATTATCCCAGAAGGCATTGTTCTTCAGCTGGACAGCGCAAAAAATCCGAACACGATTTACGCAGGTACGACCTGGTCGCAGCTGTCCACAGATGGCAGCGTCACGACCTGGAAGAGGACGGGCTAATGAACAGATGTGTATCCTGCGGGCAGGTGATCCCGGAAGGCCGTCAGGTCTGCATGGACTGCCTGTACCGCGCAGAAAATAGAGAGTCGTATCCGGAGGTAGATTATGGCGAGTGGATACCAGATCGCGGAGAAAGCAAGAATCCCATTAAGCGAAAAGTGGGGCTATATCTGGGGAAAATCCGGGCAGCTCTGGACAAGAGACGCCTGGAACCAGCTGAAAAAGGACAGGGCAGGAAACAGTAATTACACCAACTCCATCAAATACGGCGAGAAGTGGATCGGACATAAGGTAGCCGATTGCTCTGGTCTGATCGTGTGGATCTATAACCAGTTCGGTCTGCGTATCGCGCATGGCTCCAATTCCATATGGTCAGGGTATCTCACAGAAAAAGGCACAATTTCTGGCGAAATCCCGGTTGGCGCACTTGTTTTCAAGGTACGCAATAAGACAGACTACTACCATGTTGGAGTGTATGTCGGCAACGGCAAGGTCATCGAATCCAGGGGAGCGCAGTCCGGTGTGGTTGAATCTTCCCTGAGTGCGTGGTCGCATTACGGCCTGACCAAAGGTGTCGAGTACACCGATAAGAAGGAGGAATCTCCAATGGAAAAAGGCACGGCGGTAGTGGATGTCCCGAACGATGGAACGTTATGGGTGAGAACCAAACCTTCCGGGGATAAGAAGGATACGATCCGGGAGGGTGACGAAGTCACTGTTCTGGAAGTGGATGGTGACTGGGCAAAGGTACGGTATGAGACCGAAGGCTGGGTCATGAAAAAGTTTCTGAGGGGGTGATGGCAATGACAGAACTCCTCAAAACTCTCGGACCCGCGGTGATCACAGGGCTGCTTTCCCTGTGTGGCGTGTACTTCTCAAATCGAAAAAGCGCGGCGCTCATTGAGTACCGCCTCAAGCAGCTGGAAGACAAGGTGAACAAACACAATTCGGTTGTTGAGCGCACGTTCATCCTGGAAGGCAAGATGAACGAAGCGGAACATGACATCAGAGATCTGAAAGCGAGGAATTGAAATGATTGATTGGAAACAGAAACTGACATCCCGGAAGTTCTGGGCGGCCATTGGGCAGTTTGTGACGATGCTGATCATTGCCTTTGGTGGTAATCAGGAGACCGCTACGCAGGTCACTGCGCTGATCATGGCTGGTGCTGCCGTGGTTGCCTATATCATCGGCGAAGGTCTGATTGATGCGGCTCACGCAGACAATGGAGATGTTTACGTTGCGCTGGATACAGACAAACCCAAATCCGAGGAATCTGCTGATTGATGACTGCACGGTCCGTGCTTTGTCTCTGGTGCTTGGCTGTACGTGGGATGAAGCCGCGGTACGACTGGATGCAGAGGCCTTCCGTTTGAAGGTTATGCCTGATTCCCGGGTTGCTTTTCACAGTGTGATGAAGAGTCTGGGCTTCAAACGGAAGATTATTCCTGATACCTGCCCTGAGTGCTACACAGTGGAAGATTTCCGTAACGAGCACCCCAAAGGGACGTATGTTCTCGCTACAGATGACCACGTCGTAATGCTCAGGGACGGCTGCATATATGACACGTGGGACCCCGCTACGGAGGTCCCGGAATTCTACTGGGAGGAATGACACATGGCTTATTACAACCCGTATAACCCGTACAACACTGCC